AACCCCATAGATTCTCTTAAATGCAACACACTGAGAAAAGCAAAGTAGGGTGCCCTAGCAATTTCTTCAAGCACCCAAAAGCGTTGATAGTCTCTGCCTTGATATAAGAAATCAATGATTGCTACTGTGATATTTAAAGTAACTTCATTGAATTTTTTCATCATTAATATAGATGTTCTTCTTGTTCCGTAAGAACTACACAATCACTTGTGGGTTTTGCCACACAAGTTAGAATAAATCCTTCTTCAATTTGATCATCATCAAGAAAAGATTGTTCTTCTTGATCTACTGTTCCTGATTCTAATTTTCCTGCACATGTAGAACATGCACCTGCTCTACAAGAATATGGACCATCGACTCCTGCTTCCTCTGCAGCATCTAAAATGTTTGTATCTTCATCGCACTCAAATGTGCTCTCGCCTTCGTTCGTCTTCCAAGTAATCGTATACATCTGTTATTTAATCTATTGAACGTGAATTGTGCCTACCATGCCTGCTCCCTGATGAGGACCACAGAAGAAATCATAATCACCTGCGTCAGCAAATGTGATATCTTGTGATTCACCAGGAGAGAACATAAGAGATTCGCGTGATAGATCAGCGCGACCCTCTACAATAATATTGTGTGGTGGTAACATACCATTCACAAAGTGAATAGTGTCACCTGCATTGATAGTAATATCGTTTGGTTCAAAAACTAAGTTCCCGTTGGAACCCATAACTACATCGACTGCCCATACGGGCGCAGCAAAAAATAGCGTTGCTAGAAACGCAAATAAAAATCTCATTGGTCGGTTGAATATTGTTCTTGATATACCTTGAGTTTATTAATCAAAGCATCATATTGTTCCCACATCCATTCACTACCAGTTTGTTCTTGGTAGAGTTTGCAGGCAGTAAGCAGACGTGTGACATCAGTGTCATTAAAACGCATTTCTGATTCAAAACTCATGTCTAATTATATACACGTCAAGTAATTATACTACAATTTTATATTTTTTTAAAGAAGTATGTTTGTAATCTAATACATTTCACTAGAATGGTTAAAAGGCACTATACCTTTCAACTTATTATGCCTCTCTTGAAGCTCTCTAATCTTCTCTATATTCTCTTGTCTTCTTTTTAAATCGTCTATCTTTTTCTGAACTGCTTCGAGCTCTTTCTTGATATCCATTGTTGCTGAAAATGCTGCACTTATGACCTCCCCACGAAAACTACACAGTGGGTTGTTGATCTAAGTGTTATTATTTATGCATTTTATCTTTTTCCACCACCCATTTCTTTGAGCATCTTCTGTAGTTCTGATGTAGATCCTACAAACATTGCATTGTTAGTGACTTTAGATGGACCTTTCTTGTCTTCATCTAGGTCTTTCATTTTTTTATGTAAGTCCTGTAGTTTTTCAGTCATGTCTGCAACGTGTTTCATTGCTGCTACAGCAACTTCATACGCTCTAGGGTGTCCAGATTCTTGAGCAACCTCTAAGGCACCTCTGACCGCCTCCTGACCGTGATCGATCAAAGAGTATAATTCCCCCCTTGTGTACTCATAATCCTTTGTACGGTCATCCTGGTTCTTCTCAGGGGGTTTTGGTTTGATAGGTTCACTGACAGGTTCAACACTGATGTTCAGCATCTCCTCCATGTTATCTTCTAGGTTACTCATAAGAACTCAATTCCTTCATTAAATCCAAAGTCATCACCAGAATCTAATAGTGCATCATCATTTACATCGATAACACCATCGGTATTGATGTCTGTTTTTGCTTTGGGTGTGTATGTACGTGTAATAGTTCTGCGATTGACTGCAAGATCTCCAACCGTTTCGTGAATGATTGCTTTCTTGATAACGTCTGCAGTGTTGTATGGACCGTAGATGTATGACTTCATTGTGAAGTTGAGTGTATACACAATGTATCTACGTTCATAAAAACTATCGTCCCACTCATCTTCATAACCAATATTGTTTAAAACGATAGCAACATCACGTTTCTCATTCATGTCAGGAATCATGTTGAGAGTGACACTGAAAGATGGTTGAAAATATGGTAAGATTTGTTCGGTAATTTGTAGTGCGTCGTCCTGTGACTTAGCAATAACTCCTAGTTCAAAACTTAGATTATAAGGGACAGGAACATACTGTGCTCTTATTTCACTACCATCATTAGCGACAATAGTTTTATATTTTTGAATTGGAGATGTTTTACGAGTAGCATCATAATCAATACTTGTCATCTCAAAATAGAGACGAGGTAAAGTAATTGCTACTTTTCTATTGGTTTGGTTTTCTTCTATACGAGTTAGAAACTTTTGCTTAGGACCATATGCTAGAGGAACTTTAATCTCCTCTAAAACACTGCCGTCACTAGGATCAGTGCTCTTCATCGTAATATTGTTGAAGAGCGTACCGAACGCTACAATGTTCTTACGAACAATTTGATTGTAAAAATGTGATCCTAACATTAGATACTACCCGTAAAATTACCAAACTCACCGAATGGATTACCTTCTGTCCAATCGATAATCTCATCACCAGAATCTTCGATCTGTCTATTCTGATCGTAGTTACTGCTAACATTATTTAGAGTGTCAAATGTTTCAGGACTCCACTGAGCACCTGAGGTTAGACCTGTTACTGTCTCAGCAGTGGTGAAGGTTCCTGTTCTGTTGATGACTTGTAGAGCTCTGGTTGCTGAATCCCAAGATTTGACTTCTGCTCTGTTGTCCTTAGGACTGTAATCAATAGTAATAGTAGGAGCGGAAGTATAACCATCACCTGAATTAGTGATAGTAAGGCCATTGACGATGCCAGTGCTACTAACTGTTGCAGTCGCTGTTGCACCTGTACCACCTCCTCCAGTGATAGTTACTGTTGGTGGTGTAGCTTGTTTATAATGAGATCCACCGTCTGTAATACTAATTGTATTTACTTGATTTCCACTGATATCAGTTACGATTGCTTTAGCAAGGAACTCATCACCAACAACTTCCTCACCTACAGCGAAGTCACCAGTTCCACCAGGATCCATAAAGAGTTTGATGGCATTATCAAACAGTTGTTCAACTGCATCGATCTCTGCAACACCAGTATCGAAGTCGTCTTGACCAACCTCGTAAAGTTCAGCAGTGATAGCATAGAATTGAATCTTACCAAACTGATAGAATGGTTCTTCCTTACCAACAAACTTGATCTCGTAGATGTCCTGTGTTATAGGGAAATATAAAAGATCACCTTCATTGGGTCTACTATCAATTGTGAGATTAGGATTATGCTCTGCTACCTCCTCATCCCATCTCCTAGTAGATACGCGGAAGAGAATTTCATCTGTAATCCTAAGACCGAACTTGGAGATGAACTCAGCATTGTCACCAAAACCCGTGACGTTCTGCAACAACATCTCAATTTGGAATTGTTCTTGATACTTAGTGTATCTAACTTCATCCAAAGTGCTGTCTTGTAGAACTATCTTAGGGATATAGTATACATCTGAACCAAATAGTTTGATTTGCTCATCCACAAGATCCTGTACGAGACCTTGTTCGCCACTGTGACCTTGATAGTATGTTGGAAAATAGGAACTGGTAGGCATTTTATCCGATCATATCCATTGGTGGTATTGCATACTTACTGAGAACTTCGCTTTCGATTTTCTCAATTTCTGCTAGTGCGTCTGTATATAACTCTCTACCATTAAGTGTGATACCACCTGGTAGTTGAACATTGTTATACTTGATCAAGTTCTGACCCCACTGTCTCTTCATCAGAGCAGTAGCATACCTCTTGACAAACATATCATTGTTCATTTCAGTAGCATCTGTAGGATCAATGAGACGATGACACTCAATAAGCAGATTAGTATCTTGCTTTAAGAAATCCTTGTCAAGATCCAAGTACAGACGGTCACGACGCTGTGTATATCTGAACTGCTGGAATGCTCCGTTGTTCAGAATCATATCTAGAGTTTCTAGATACTGTTTATTCATATAGTAGTTGAGGATATCAAGTGATCCAAATGCATAGAGATCATTTAGGAACAACTGATACTCAACGCCAAAAAGGTTTGAACGGATTGAGTTGCTGACTAAACCAAAAACTTTGGTGATACCAACTACATGATCAGGGATTGGGATATAGTTAGTTGTTTCTTTCCAATCTGTAGATGATGCTGCTGTTGTTGTTACGCTAGCTGCAAACCTAGTTTTATCGTCAGCACTAATTTCATGGAACAAATAGGCACGCTCCATACCGTTGTAACAATTCTCTTGGAAGAACTGAAACGTGTCGTCTATTACGTTATTGACCTGTTCGTCATCAATATTAACTTGCAACACGGGTTCGCCAAGTTGCCTCTTGCAATATGTGATGAGTTCAGCTCTAGAACTTGGAGATGCCATTACACACAAAAATCCCTTCTTACCTATTTAGGAAGAAGGGATCTGGTATTTATTCTGCTGGTGTTTCTGCTTCTGGTGGAGCAGTTTCTGCTGGTTTCTCCTCTAGAAGATTCAGAGTTTCTAAACCACCCTCTAATTTAATTTTATATTCTTTTGCTTTAACTAGATTTGCTTCTAGTTCAGTAATTTGTTTTACTGTGCTAGCAATTTGCTCTTCAAAATTTTGTTTTAGTGCTGCGGGATCCATAGTAATCACATATAATGGTGTGTATGACTGTATTTATAATCAACCTTTTGGAGGTGTTGGTCCTTCCTCAAGTGTTAACAAGTGCGCTTGTGTTAACTCATCTGGTTTTTTATCAGCGTACATCTTAATTTCATTAGGATTTAGCATTTCAACTACGTCTTTAAACTCCTCAAGAATAGGTTCTGCAATTTTCCAGAACAAACCACCCTTGCCAGGAATAATATCATATGCAATATCAAGTGCTAATGCAACCAATACCTGATCACCAAAAACGATGCCCAGTTTTCTACGAAAATCAACTTCTCTTTCGCTAGTAACTGTCTTGCGAGTCAATAATTCTGCTGTTTCAAGATCAATATCAACTCTTCCTTCCATATCTATTGACATTTTTAATATAACGTGGTATAGTATATTGTATTTAGAACTATAGCACATTAATGTCAAATCAACCACCTAGGATTGAAACCTGGTTTCCGAGGACAGTGTATATCAGAGATGAAGTGTGTGAAGATCTTCTTCCAGAACTAGAGAAGAAGTGTAAGGAGTTAGTAACAGAAAGAACAAAAGCATTTCAGGTCAATTCATCTCACCTGACTAATAGATTATTACAGAAAGAGGAAGTGTTCTCTGAATTATCTTCAGTAATCATGGATAACTTTGCTTTCTATATGGACCGTTTGGGATATTGTGAAGATTATATCTCAGAATGTTTTATTGGTAATATGTGGAGTAACATTAGTAACAAGGATGATTTTCTATTTCCACACTCACACCCTGGTTGTATTATGTCAGGAGCATACTACGTAAAGACATCAGAAGAGAATTCGATTACGTTTTATGATCAAATGGACCCTCCTTTTGAACCCCCTAAATACAGCAACCCACTGAATTGGTCTACAACCAATTACCCTTGTGTACCTGCTAGGCTTCTAATGTTTAGAAGTGATTTTATTCATGGAACAACTAAACAGGAAGGAGAAGGGGAAAAAATTGTAATCTCATTCAACATTGTAAAAACTATTCGTGACTTATCATAATGGATCTAGAAGCAAGCATTGATGGTATCTTTCCTTCATACATTTTCAACTTTGACTTATCAGAAAAAGTTGATTGGAAAAAATTAATTCCTATTCTTGATGAAGAAGTTGATAAAAGGCATCAGTTAGAAGAAGAACAAAACGCTCTAAAATTTAAAGATCCAATTCCCTCACAAATGTCTCAAACTGTTATTGTGAGAGCAGTACAAACCTTAGACAGAGAATTGCATAGGAGACAAGAGTTTGCTGAACTTACTGCATGGATAAAAATTTGCCTTGAGTATTATAGAAAACGCTTTGAAATGCAATGTGAAAAACTTGAACCTACTTTGATGTGGGGAAATAAGTCAATTAAACATGCACAACACCATGCACATTACCATACCATGTCATTGGTCTCTGGTGTTTTTCATCTTCATGATGGTATTGGAACATGTTTTACAGATCCAGTAGAACAAAAACTTAGAGGTCTTCAAGTATTTGATAAAACTACAAATGACACTTGGACTCCTAGAGCTTATCCTGGTCAATTAATTTTGTTTCCTGCATACATGAAGCATTATACTGAACCACATCAAGGAGATGATCCAAGATGGTCAATTGCATTTAACAGTTTTCCTTCTGGAAAATGTAATTGGGATGAGCATGATAAAATTATTGCTGTGGATCTTACCGTAAACTGATGATTGAAAACCAGTTTAGTATTCCTTTTTACTTATTCAGTATTGAAGATTGGAAAAACAAAAAGAAGGTTATCCTAGATAACCTTCCAGATTTTAAAAAATACAAATTGGAGAAATCAAAAAGCAGTAGTCATGGTGATAAGAATCACTATACTGATTATTTTGAAAATTTGAATGAACCACCTGAGTATGCTAATACTATTCTAAGTTGCATAGATGATGAAATGAAATCATTCTGCTCATCTACTCAAGAAAGTTGGGACTTGAATGCTATCTGGTTTCAAACATACGAAAAATATAACAATTTTCAAGTTCATAACCATGGCATTGGTGGATGGAGTGCAGTTTTATATGTAGAATTTGATAGTGAAGAACATTCAGCAACAACATTTTACTGTCCATATCCATCAAACAGTAGAAGTATATTAGGTCAATATGAATCATATGTGCCTAAGGTAAAAGAAGGAGATCTTATTATATTTCCATCTTTTATTCAACATGAAGCATCCTCAAATATGAGTGATAAAAGAAGAACAATTATTTCCTTTAATTTAAAATGAAAAATTTTATAGAAGTATACGACAACGCTCTTACTCCAGAACAGTGTAAGGAAATTATGGAGTTCTTTGATGGTGCTCCACCAAACCTTAAACATCCTGGTCAGGTATATAAAGATGCTTGGGATATTCAAGTAGATAAAACTTATAAAGATTCTACTGATGTTTGGATGAATTTTCATAACTGGACAGAACCAGATAAAATTATTGCCTCTACTCTTCTTACGTATATTGGAAAATATAGAGAAGTACATCCAGAGATTGATAACGTATCTACTTGGGAGTTAGCTGAGTTATATAATATTCAAAAATACGAACCAGAACAAGGATATCATGCTCCACATTGTGAATGTATGGATGGTACTACAGGAAGAATTATGGCATGGATGTTCTATTTGAATACTGTTACCGATAAAGGTGGAACTCGTTTTGTAAACTATGATATTGCAACGGATGCTGTAGAAGGAAGATTAGTTATCTGGCCAGCATATTGGACACATACACATCATGGAATTGCAAGTCCATCTCAAACAAAATATATTGCCACTGGGTGGTATGAATTTAAGGATAAAGGTTTAAACATCGAGCAATTTTTCAATGAAGCAGTCCAGCAAACTCCTTGATTTTATCTTAGTAGAAAAATCAATACCAGATCCTATATGTGATTATGTTCTAAAAGAATTAGAATCTAATCATTGGGAGAAGCATCAATGGGGATCCATATATGGAGATGCAGTGGAAGCAACAGAAGCACCCAAAGAACCAGATATAACTTATTCAAAACCTCTTGATTCAATTTTGAATTCTTTTGTTTTGCAAACTGGAAACAGATATCAAAAAAATTATTCAGACGAATCCCATATCAACACATCTAATTTTATCTTTTCATATTCAGAAATTAGATTCAATCGTTATCACATTGATCAAAAAATGGAAATGCATTTTGATCACATTAAAAGTTTATTTGATGGTAGTAATCCTGGTATTCCTGCACTCTCTTTTGTTGGAGCTCTTAACGATGACTACGAAGGTGGTGAATTAGTATTCTGGGAAGATTATGCCATAAAACTAAAAAAAGGGGAAGTGGTATGCTTCCCCTCTAATTTCTTATATCAACATAGGGTAAATCCAATACTCAGTGGAGTGAGAGATACCTTTGTTTGTTGGGCATGGTAGTTACGCTTTATATCTGATAATAACAATACCAGAACCACCAGAACCTGCAGGTTGTCCTGATTGATTTCCTCCACCAGCATTATTTTGTGATCCACCGCCACCGCCGCCTCCTGTATTAGGAAGACCATTGGTTGCATAGTAACCATTGTGTTGGTGGTTTCCTCTTCCACCGCCACCACCTTTAAAGTTTTCTCCTCTGTCACCATTGGTGGCGTACCAGTATTGACCACCGTCTCCACCACCACCAAACCAACCTCTGTTTCCAGTAGTTCCGTTGGTTTGTGTAGTTCCCCATGCTTCAAAACCAGGAAAATATCTACCAGGACCACCAGAACCTGGCGCACTATTACTCCAAGGTTTTACCAATGCTGGCCAGTTAACTTGACCATAATCAGTATTACTACCCATACGACCTAATTCAAATCCTCCAGCTCCGCCACCGCCAGCACCTTCATGTGGTTGTCCATGACCAGTGTCTTGTCCGTGACCATTCATTCCATAATCTGGAACATATCCACCATCAGAACCCATGTTACCTGATGGATAATCTCCATTATTTTTTCTATTATAAGGTCCGTTGTGTGGTCCGATTCCCCATGCGTGTCTGCTACCACCACCATTACCATATCCATAACCACCAAAGTTTCCTTGGATGCATCTACCACCAGTGTTATGAGTTACCCATGATTGAACTCCACTGTAGTGGTCTCCTGATCCACCACCTGATCCACCATCTCTTTCATCAAAACCGTCATTCTTTCCCCAATAATTGGTTCCAGTTTTAGTTCTTTGCTCGTTATTTGTGTAGAATGATTCCATTCCACCACCGCCACCAATGGCAACGAATTGGATTTGGTCATTATTAGTTTTTTTCACATAACTATTTTCTCCTCTACGACCATGGAAGAAATTACCATCTCCTTGTCCTGTGTAATAATATCCATTTGTGTAGTAAGAACCAGTCTGACCACCTGCCCCACCAGCACCAACTTTTACTGTGTAATCTCCTGTCTCAGGGAACCATTGTGGTTGCCAGAGGACTCCTCCTCCGCCGCCACCGCCGCCACCGCCGTGGGAACCTCCTCCACCGCCGCCACCAGCGACAATTAAAAGTTCAATGGATGCTTGGAATCCAGCTGCGGTAACAGTGAATGTCTGTGGGGATGCTGTATTTGTAAATGCATGATACTTATAACCATCACCTGGTGTGGTAACAGTTCCACCAGTAGCTTGCACCTTTCCCTTACCAAGATTTAACCAACCACTGTTTGCGGTTAGAACTTGAGCTGCACCAGTATCTGTGTTATAAATGATAGCTCCAACAACATGGTTGGTAGCATTTCTCACTGCCGTCGTTTGAAGAGGAACTGTAAATGCCTCGGACGGTCTTAGAGTACCTACTGTTAACTTTGACATTTTTTAGATTTGATAACGTACAATAACAATTCCTGATCCGCCTCTACCTGCTGGTGGGTTGGTATTGTTACCTGATCCACCGCCGCCGCCACCGCCTGTAGCGTTTACACCATCTTCTCCATATAAGGAATAACCAGTAGATCCACCACGACCACCACCGCCGTAGTAACCTCCAGTAGAATTATTTGCTCTGTTAGCAGAACCTCCACCTGTAGTGTAGTATCCACCTCCACCACCACCAGCGAACCATCCTGAAGGGAATCCATAAGGTGAGAATTGATTTAATTGAATTCCGATTCCGCCATTACTTGCTGTAGAGGAATTACCTCCAGATGCAGTACCTCCTGCACCACCTCCACCAGCACCTTCATGAGGAGATGCATGTCCACCATCTTCCGATGCTCTGCTACCACCTGCGTTTCCGTAGTATGTTCCACCTGCATTATTTCCTTGGAGAGCATTTCCTCCAGTCCATGCTCTACCACCAGGTACGTTTCCTGCTCTAGTTGCTGGCCAATAATCTCCACCACCTCCACCAGATCCACCATTCTTGTAGATTGAGAAGTAATAGAAACACTCGTTTCCGCCACCGCCACCAATAGCTTGAATATTATCAAAGTAACTGTCGCCACCAGGACGACCATGAGTTGCAGAAGAGTTAGAAGTATTAGTTCCTGGCGAACCAACTCCTGATATACCACCGTCACCAACAACAACGTTATAAGTTCCAACGGAAATAGGATATGAAGTATGATGGACAACGCCACCGCCTCCACCGCCTCCTCCTCCGCCATAGGAACCACCGCCACCGCCACCACCAGCAACGACTAAAACTTCTGCAGTTGTTCCAGCGGGAACTGAATTAACTGTGAAAGCAGAAGTTCCTGGTTGAGTGAAAGCGTGCATTTTGTAATTACCGCTAACACTTACAATTCCACCAGTTGCTTCGATACCACCTTGACCTGTAGAAATCCATGAAGCACCATCATAAATTTCAACTGTTCCAGTATCGGAATTGAAGATCATTAGACCCACCGTTCCAGTAGGTCTATTACTTGCAGTATACGAAGGAAGTTCAATTCCTGTTGTTACATTCAGTTTATCTACATTAAGAGATGACATGTTCTAAAAACTCTCGTATCTTACTTATTTATTAGTTATTTATTTAATTGTCCAGTTACCACCAGAATTGATAGTAACTTCTTTTCCTTGTGCAATTGTTAAGTCACCAAAGGAGACAATGAACTCTCCATTTTTAACAACAACTGTTTCATCAATTGTCTGCTTACATTTCTTGAACATTCCATAACTATCAGTCCACTGTTCAAAACCGTTAGCAGATAGTGATGCTTTAGCAGGTAATAACTGCATGTGAATGTTATTACCAGTGCTGTTACTTGATGTAGTGTATGTACCACCACTAGTTGGAGCACCGTTAGTTTGTACATAGTCAACTAGACCACCACTAGTAGCATCAGCATAAATGCTTCCACTAGGACTTCCACCAGATCCACCGTCACCACTCAACCATGCAAGGTTGTAAATTTTACCAGCTGTTAGTTGTGGAGTTCCAACAGTTGCTTCTGCACTAGCAAAATCAAATTCTAAAATTTCACCTGTTGTTCCAGCAGTTGGAGTTTTGATCTTTGCACCATATTGTACTGTATAATTACCAACTGATGTTTGCTCAACAATTAGAACCCACCAGTAGTATTGTCCAGCATTAACTCTTCTAAACTTAACAGCACCATATGTTTCCATTGGGTCTAGTTCAACAGCTCTATCAACACCAAAGTAACCAGGTGAGAACCATTGTGATCCACCAGTTAGTGTTCCATCTCCTTTAAATTCTCCGTTGTTAACATCAATGTCTCCACCAACAACCAATTCCTTCTGAGGAAGTTTGACTGCGTTGGATTCAGGACCGATACCAACCTTAGATAATCTATAGATATCAGTTTGGTTAGTAGCTTCTGTCCATCTGGAAGTTACAAACTCAGCATTGTTCTGGAAGAATTGACCGTTGAGGTTCATATCACCCTGAACATTCAAGATGTAATCTCTATTGACATTAGGTGTAACTGTAGTATCTGTACCAGAAGTAACATTGGTATTGATACCCATTCTATTATTTTCACCTTTGATGGAAAGTGCAGGAGCTCCAGCAGGAGTTGACAAACTCTTCCAATCATCACCACCATTAGTTTGAGATGCATAGATCTCAAACATATCAGCACCGCCACCAATATTAGATCCTAGACGGAATCCTCTACCACCACCAGCACCAGCAGCACCACCTCTGAAATGTAGATCTGCTTCTTGGTTTGCAGTTCCTTTTGCAATTCTTACACTGTTGAGTGCATGTGTAATATCACTGTATACACTCTGCCATCTTAGAGAATCACTACCTAAATCTTGATCACTATCAGCGCCAGGAAGAACATTACCACCATTGGTAATTTTCATTCTCTCAGCAGAACTAGAGTTTGCTGTTCTAGTTCTGAAGATAAGTTCACCAACACTACTACTTGTTCTGTGTGTTGAAATACCCCACTGAGCAGCAGCAGATGCACCATGTTGTAGAATCAGACCAGATTCACCAGTGTCTATTTGATTGAATACACTTGATTGATAAATTGATCTTTGTGAAGATAATGCTGATCCAATGGCAAATTCGGAACTACCAGTTGCATCATAAACATTGAATGTAGTATTATTAGAGTTGGTTGTTTGACCAACGTTAACTACATTATCAGTTGCATTAACATAGAAAACTCCACCATCAACAGTGAAATTAGAACCGATTGTTCCAGTACCACCAACTGATAAAGCACCAGTTCCTTGAACTGTTAGATTGTTGTTACCAGTGATCGTTAGAGCACCAGTCATTGTATCACCCGTCTTCAATACGTTGAGTGATGCAGCACCTGTTAGAGCAGCGGTGATAGTACCAGCGGCAAAATCGCCATTGGTATCTCTCATTACAGCAGATTTGAGTGATCCCGTAGAAGCTACGTTTGAAGTATTGAACGCTACGTTACCTGCGTTCCAGATAATGTTATTATTAACCTTAAGTTCATTTTCATCTAGAACTATAAATTCTAGAGAACCAGATCCCTCAGTTGCACTACCACCATCAGCAATAATGGCAGCGTTGAAACTAGGATTACCACTTCCATCTACAGCTTGTTGCTGTGATGAGTTGAACCAGATGTATGGATTTGTAGCAAAGTTACCATCATATCTACCAAGTCTTAGGAAACCATCACCACTGGAATTTCCAAGTTCTGCAAATTGTGTGGTGTTGCTATCATAAATTTCATAGTTTTCAAAGTTTCTTTCGTCACCAGCAACGCCTAGGAATACGGCAGAAGCAAGGTTACCACCAGAAGCAAGTCTACCAATAAGCATTGTGTAGCTCTTAGTAGAATCATTTTGATCATTTAACTGCTGTGCATTATCAATAAAGAAGTCACCAATATCCTGTTTGTTGATATTGTAAATATTAATTTGAGATCCTGGTTCAAAATCTCCACCAGGACTGATATCAAGAACTTGTCTTACTAGAATTCTGTAAGCAACGTCTGTTCCAGTGTAAGATTTAACTTCAATCTTGTTTCTAAACTTGGTGGAACTTCTCCATGTTGGAAGTCTTGTATCAAAGATTTCATTATTCTTGATATTCCAACCATCTTGATACCACTCACCCTCTTTATTATCGAGTTTGTCGGCATCCATTCCACTGTCGATACCCTGGTTACCAGAGTTCCATACTTCATACCAAGATCCATAAGAGGATACTCCATCTCCAGAACCACGTAAGTACAATCTATCGTCATTACCAAATGCTAATTGTCTTACACCACCAAATGTAGCATCAATACCAGACTCACCATTACGGAGAGTCATGACTAAATGCTTGGCAGAGTTAGCACTTCCAGTATCAACACTTGGGAATGCAGTCAATAGACCGTTAGAACTATTGAATACCGTTGCTAAAGTAATACCCTGAACAGCATCACTTGGAGCTGGGTTGGAAGTTGGGTTATTAATACCAGTGTCAACACGAAGTGTGTTAGTAGATCTACCACTAATATCAATACTGTAAGTACCACTAGCAAGTTTATCTGGATTGATACTACTATCAACGAAGAATGCACCGTTGAGGTAGTAAGAACCTTGCTGACCATCTAGTAAGTCAGCGTCAAGTCCGCTATCTGGACCTGTTTTAATAGTGATTGAACCGTTTCCTTCTTGTCCAATATTGAACTGAGATTTTCTAAATCTTGAAACACCAATGGTTCCAAATTCATCAGCAGAAATTGTTAGATCAGAAACTCTTTGAATATCAACTGCGACGTTAGCAAACTGTTTGTTAACGGTACTAACTTTTGCAAGAAGAACTAGGTTAGATCCACCACCAATTGCACCTGGATTAGGAGTAATTTGGAAATCTGATGTATAACCAGAACCAGCATTTGTTACCGTAGCATCAGTTACTTCACCACCAGAAATGATGAGGTTAGCTCTTAGATCAACTCCAGATCCACCATCAAGAGTGATGTCAAAGTATTGTCCATCAGTATATCCTGAACCAGGATTAGCGATAACAACACCATCAATAAAGTTACCAATAGTATTTGAAGAATCAAACGTTAGAGGTGAAGCTCCTCTCTCGAATTGAATTACAGTTCCAGCAGCAAGTGTTGCTGAAAGTGGATTGTTGATAGAAACTGTAGTTAATCCACCAACAGTTGTAACACCGTTGATACTAGTATTTGCTGCAATACCTGCTGTATCAGCAACAACTGCGTGACCAATTAAAGCATTGGAATTACTTACGAAAATTAGTGCGTTAGCACCAGTTGACGCCTGAGAGTAAAGTCGTGCAAAGTATCTTGTTTCTGCACCTTTGATAGATTGTACTGCAGGAGCATAGTTTTGGTCACCTCTTAAGAAGGTGAAGGAACTAGCAGCACCACCCGTTGCCAATCTATCTGTTTCAATAACACCTGATGTAATATCAGATGCAGCAATCTGGTTAGATGATAGAGATACCCAGTTATTAACATTAGTAGAAGATGTATTAACAACTCTGCTGATATTGATAGTATTTACAGGTGCATCACTGTCATCAAATGTATCAGTATCAAGCATCTTGATATTGTTGACAATATCACCATACAATCTACTTTCAATTAAGACAACACCAGTTGCTTGTGTTCCTGCACCAGGAGGTGCTTGGAATGTGACTACTGGTTGTGTTGTATAACCTTTACCACCAAATAGTCCTGCATTTTCCTCAATAGTAACAGTAACAACTTCACCGTTTGCAATGGTACATGTTGCAGTTGCTGCTACAGCACCAGCTGCTGGGTTACCACCAGAAATTGTCACAGTAGGAGCAACAGTATATCCAGAACCACCATCTGTAATATTGATTCTAGAAATTACACCCTCTCTGTATTCAGTAGCTTGGATTCTACCTGTAGAAGGAGAACCAGTATAAACATCATTGAGGTTGAATACTAGATTAGGATCAACTGGGAATCCTAAGAATAAACTTTCGAGGTCATTGTTTAAGATGAATGACTGTGATGTATCCTGTTGGATAGCAATATCACCAGCAAGTGCTCCTTCAATCTTTAATCTGTCTGCTTGAGTTGCAACAGTAAATACTTGGAAAGGTCTGAGTGCTGGAATCTGGTCGATAGAAATCTTACCAGAGTCAGTAAGTTCAACCAGTGCTCTAGGAACAGCGTTCGTAGAATATGGTTTGTTGATATATGGACCGAGGTTGTTAGTGATGTAATCCTTAACTGCCTTCTGAGTTGGTAGTTTAGAGTCACTAGTGTTAGCACCACCAAGTGTGTTAGATGCGTCGAAACCAGTAACAACAACGTCGCCACCTTTCAGTTTCAAGAATTCAACTTCAGAGATGGTAACCGTACCCGTGAAGGTGATGTTACCAGTTCTGTTCTCGATTCTTGCGAATGTACCAACTTTAAAGTCACCTAGTTCGTCAGTACCAGAGACATATACACGACCATAATCTTGAGATACTTGCTCATTTGCTTCTACTTTAGTACCACCGTTCTCAGGTAGTGCAAGGTAGTTATTACCCGAACCTGCGAATTCCCAGGTATGGGAGGAGGAGTTAACAATAGATGGTCTATGTAACTTAATTGTTGCGTTAGATGCAGCTGCAGGTGTAAGTGCTTGCTGTAGTGCTGTTAGACCAGAGATAGTAGCACCATCAGATTCTCTGATAAGTGTGAGACCATTTCCAATACCGTCATCAATTGTGATCGTTGCAGAGAAAGGAGGTCCAACTGTAACACCTTCTACGGCATCAATAAAGAACTCTTTCGCTGGATCTGCATTTCTATATCCATCAACTTTAACAATGTAGTGCTCAAGTGGTTCTCTACCAATACCACCAATTGTCATGGTGGTTCTACCAGTTGGAGTTTGAGAAACTACGTTAACAGTTGCTTGGTCAAACTCATAACATTCTTCTCTATATCCAATACCTCTTAGGGCAAATGTACCAAAGTTGGTAGCAGAGTTGGTGATAGAAGCGTAACCACCCGACTCAGCAAGAACACCATCTTGACAGAAGATAACGAATACAGAAACTAACTGTACATAACCATCATTGATAATCTTATATCCAGTACCACCAAACGATACAATCGTGAATGCGGCAGCAACCATGGACTTACCCTGATTAGGGAAGGATGCTGATCCATCTGGTTCTAGACCAGGGAATGGGCAGTTAGGTTGCTTAACTTTAGCACCATCAATTAGAGCACCACCACCACCTCTGAAGGAGATAACAGATGCGTTCTGTGTGTATGGAGATGCTTCAATGATTGGGAAGTCATCAAAGTCACCACGAATCGCCATTCTCTGATTGTTGAAATCAAAGATGTAACTGCTAGGATAATTGATAATAGCAGCAGTATCATATAAAGATCCAAATGTTTGAGTAGTATTACCAGGAGCAGTTGTTCCATCTAGAATGTCCTCAAACAGTTCTAATGCTGTGTCAATACTAGATTCTATACCAGCACAAATAGCATTAGCAGAACTGCTGGTAGAAGAGTAAGCACTTACAGCATCTGCACTTGCTCTTACAAATGCATGAGGTGACTGTGGAGAATGTGATACTGCATTAGCAGTTGCAGATACGAATGTGTGTAAAGATTGTGGTGTAAATTTAACACCATTTCCAAGACCACTTACAAATGTATGTGCGGTTGTGTTAGATGATGTACCAACATTAACAGTTAATGTTCCATCTTGTCTCTTAATTCCATTTGCTGCAGCACTTACGAATGTATGCGCTCCAGTGTAAGAAGAACCACCAATATTAACAGAGAATGTATTGTCGTCGATCTTTGTAATCTCTAACCAACGATTACTTGCTGGATCAAATCCAGCACGAGGATATGATTTGTTTACTGTGTTGCCATCTAGATCACATGTATATGTTAATGCGTTATCATCGATCTTAATGTAATCACCAGTAGCGAATCCATGAGTTGATAATGTGAATGTTACAACACCAGTAGCTGGATCATATGGTGCATTAGTTACTGAATGTGATGTAGTTCCAACAGCAGTGACCGCTAGTGATGATCCCGATGCAGGGTCAGTAGAACGAGGGTATGCATGAGTTGTTTGATCACCATCTTGAGCACATGTAAATGTTACAGCACCATCTTCTAGTACAATGTTTCTTCCTACGCCAATACCATGCTGACCTACTTGAAGAACTAGATCTCCAGTTGTAGGATCATATGTTGTTCCTGTTGTAGCAGTAAGTAATTTATTATCAGGAGATACGCCAACATTAACTGAAATTGATGTTGCTGTTTTTCCTGTAATTGGAAGTGATCTTCCACCAGCTCTATCAATTGCTGGTCTTGGATATGTCTTCTGGGAAGAATTTCCATCCATTGTACATGTAAATGTCAATGAATTGTCAGCAATTACAACACCTTCTCCAACATCTAGAGTATGAGCACCAATCTCTAGTGTTAAGATTCCAGATGAAGGAGTATATGTTGCTGCAGTTGGTGTAAACTGTACGTTAGAACCAGATGCACCAACATTAACCGTAACTGTATTGGTTGTTGTTCCAGTAATTACAAGGTTATTACCGTATGCTGGTTGACCATCTTTTGGATACTTATGCTCTGTAGCATCTCCATCCATATCACAAGTAAATGTGAGTGATTCTGGTTGGAAACGAACTGAGTTAGATGTTGTTAAATTATGTGCAGTTGCAGTAGTGAATGTAAGATCACCATTTGCTGGATCGTAAGTAGCAGTAGTTGGAGTGAAAATACCAATTGGAGCAGCGCCTGGTCCTTGTAAGATACTCCAATCTTCAAACTTAGGAATAGGTGATGTAGTAGCAACAGGACCGTAGATAACCTTAGTGCCATTAGCAAGAGCACTTGCAAATGTATGTGCGTCAGTATTCGCTCCTGCTACACCAACATTCAAACTAAGAGTAGTGTTACCACCACTAGAAGCTACGTTAGTGATTAGGAAACTTTGACCGAAGTTAATGTCAGTTCTATATGGACTTGCATCGCTTCCACCGCCGTTAGCAGCACAACTATATGTGATTGCTCCCTCTAGGAAAGCAATTCTATCAGAGTTTGCTACAGGTGCTACTGCTGGATCTGGAATGACTACTGTCATAGCTCCAGTAGTAGGAACGTATGTAGATCCTGTTGGAGTTGTTTCTAAAACGTTTCCGTCAGACCAGTTACGCATTGCGTAAATGGCATATAGTTTTACTCTTTGGAAAGCATAAATTGTTTGAGGTCTTTGTGCCTCTGAAATACCAGAAAGAACTGTTCCACTGAAGTAAGCTTCAGCAGCAGAAACAATACCGTGGTTTCCACCAAGAACTAAGTCCCTTACTAATCCTTGTAGTACAATCTTAATGTCTCTACGGCACTTTCTTTGATGTACATCGGAAAGACCTAGTGTTGGATATGCAAGTTCAGTATCAATAAGTGCTTGATCTGCAATTAAGTCAGCGTTTTTAGCGATCAAATATGCAGCATCAATCTGTGTTCCAGTTGCATTATTTGAAATAACATCAACCCACAAGTATGATAGAGTATCAATAGCAGATGCTACATCAGCACAAGCAGGGTTTCCTGCAGTTGTGTTGATAATAGTAGTATCAGTATACCTTGTAGATGTAGCGTATTGTGTGGTGTATAGAGGATCAGCAGTAGTTCTGTTCTTAATCCTCCAGTTGCACATTGCATAGGTTGCTAGTTCTCTAGCATATTCAATAGCACGTACATTTTGGATAATCTCATCTTCAATGTAAGCAATCTTTCCATCAACAATATACTTCTTAGCAGCTTCAATAACGTTATGGTTAGATCCAAATTCAAGGTCTCTTACCAGAGCATTGAGGAAGTGAATAACGTCTTGCTTACACTGCTCATCACCATTAGTACCAGTATTGTTTCCAGAAGTAGGAGAACTATATGATGGATAGATTTTTTGACCAGCTTCACATGAGATCAGAATGTCTGCTAGTTTAACAGTATCATCCTCAGATAATGCATTGACTGCAGTATTAGTTGTTGTAACTGTAGCAACACCACCTACATTGTCATATGCAAAATCGCTGATGGCATAAGAAACAGCATTAAAGGTTACTGTACCACCGCTAACGTAAGTGTTTACGTGATCTGTGGGACCTAGGAAAATGTCAAATGTATTGGCAGTAGTATCAATATTATATACAGAGAAATAATCTTTAGAGAATTGATCGTTAATTCTACCAACTACTTCCTCTGCAATATAATCTCTGTTATTTCTGATTAACTGACAAGCATCTTGGAACCTTCTTTCTACTGGTGTAGATAGAGCAAACTTGTTTGGAGAGTTTAGAAGCGAAAGGGTAACACTCTTAGAATAAGATTTTACCTTTGCAAATTCACCAGGATTGAAGTTTGAATTTGAAAGACCTGGAAACTTTTTAGGAATTACAAATCTTCTTGTACGACCATCAGCATCTTCTAGAACTTTATAAATTCTTTGCTTACCATTGAGGAATGATAAATCAGGAGAAGTAGTTGGAAGACCTGAAAGTTCAATTTCTTGACCTTCTTTGAAGTCGTGAGTATTAGTTCTACCTACAAGAGCACTTGTGTAGAAAACAATACCACCTAGGTCTTCTGCACTACCAAACTGAGCTTGTTGGAAACCACCAGTTGCAATGCTAGGATCTCCTTGTAGAGAGAAGTCAATTCTAGAAATAGGTAATTCTGAAATAACATCTTCGTCATAAGAAACAACCTCACCTTCAGCTCTAATTGATTTAAGATTGACAGTATCAATTGTGTTCTCTACTGGTGTAGCAGCATTAATTGTAATTGTTTCTGATACGTTAGAATCCCAACTAGGAGCACCCAATACTGGAACAAATAGTACATCCCAATAAGTTGGTGCATTTGAAGTATCAATACTAGCTACTTGATAATAACCAGAAGAGAAACTAGAATTGTCAGCATCATCTAGGAAGACATATGTTCCAGAAGGAATGTCTACTGTTGGGTCTGAAGTAAATCTTAATCTATTAGCACCAGCAGTAGATGTAATAGTTAATGATAATGCTGAACCTGTAGTTGCAGATGTAATATAACTGTACTGATCACCTTCGATTAAGGAACCAGAACTTAGTAGTACATCAATAGTACCAGAGACATATGCATTAGCACCCGTTTCCGAATTGAATTGTACATTGAATGTATCTGCTCTAGCACCAGTGTTTAGACCTACAACCTGAACACCAGATTGAAGAAGTGCTAGTCCTGTGTTATTTTGGAAAGCAATTCTAAATCTTTCAGGTCCAAAAATTTGATGACCGATTGGGAATTCAACACCAAAATCTCCATTGACTTCATTATCAATGATGATTCTTTGCTTGTCATCAAAGACCATAGCAAAGTCCCAAGTTCCGATTGGGTCACCGTTTGCGTCAATCTTATCTCTGTATGTTACACCAGTAACATAGTTTTTATCGCCAAACTTGAAGATGTGCTTTCCTAAGTTTGCAGGTCTGATAATTACCAGACGCAAGTTATCACCAACAACCGAGCAATCAGGTGGTAGTGAGATTGGGTTATCTTCTACGTAGTCACCACCAGAAACAATAAGTGTTTCTTTAACGCCAGGTGTTGACCATGCAATCTGTGCTGCTTTCTTAATACTTCTAACTGGGTTTACAGCAGAACGACCATCGTTAAGGTCAGAACCAATCTGCTGTGAAACATAAACACGACCACCAACGTCATTCGTTGCTAGGTTGAGGACGTATTCTGTAGTTGCAATCTTATCGGATCTATCACCTAGTAAAGGAGTGATTGATCTTGGGTATACACCTGCTTCTCCAGTTTCAAGGAACTTATAATCATTAGGATCATTAACTCTGAAACCAATGTGTTTGAAGTTTACCTCACCATTTTTTACGATTCCATCCTTATGGATTGGATCACTAGTTCCAGTAGTTCCTGTGTTTAATGCTTGATATACATTACCTTGTGCGTACCTATAAGAATTCTCTGGTACAATTACATTAGCTGCCCATGGAGTACCAGTGGCATTCATGTAGGTCTTAAGATTAGGTGCTCTTAAGTTTAGATCTGGAGTAACAAAGTTTTCAATATCAAGGTTTAGAATTCTCGCCGTGTCTGAAATGATCGACGTAGAGGTTCTAATAGCACCATTAATATCAAGTTCAAAGTCAACAGTATCAAGAACAGAGGTTGCTGAAGCACCAGCACCATTACCACCAGTAAATGAAACATTTGGAGCGGTTAGGTAACCATTACCTGGATCATTAACTGCAACAGAAACAACTGCACCATTAAAAATAAATGCAGATGCTAATGCCTGTTGTCCACCAGCTGGTGGTGCGTCAATAACAACAGTTGGTGGTTGGTTGTATCCACTACCTCCAGAATCAACAACGATGTTGTTAACTCTCTGTCCAGTTCTATTAATACCAATACGAGGCAATCCACTAGAAACATCTAGTTCGGCTCTGAATACTTCTCGTTCGTTCGCTCCCGAACCAACTCTAATAGTAGTCTCATTATCACCGATGAGTTTAGGGTTTACGCCCCTAATTTTCTCTTTATCGGAATTAATATGAAAACTCATGGTGCTGCCTTGTCCGTGACTTTTTACCTATTCTATATTTAGCATCAAGTCCAAGCTATACTGATAACTTCTGTCGATACTGCCCACTTAATTGTTTGAACTGTTCCAGTTCTGATAGTGGAATAACTAAAACGATTTGTTGCCGTGGTTGGTTCAATAGTCCACGATTCTGCATCTGGAATATCATCTTTAATGATGGTAAGCATACTTGACAGAACCTGAGTTGCCCCAGCAGGACCACAATAAACAGCACTTTCAATTTTTCCAGTAAATACAGTACCAGAAGGATTAACACCAAGAAAATGTCCTGTTATAAAATTAACAGTATTACTCTCGACTGTAATCTGGGTTCCAACATTATCTAGTTGTAATGTTGCTGTGTTAAGTCCTCTTAGGATATAATTAGTTGTTTTGCTATCTCCATAAAATAAATTTTTCATCTCAATTGAATTGAGAGACATAGCATTGTGATTCTCGTCAATATGAGTTGTTTCTCCTACAGAGAATCCACCTAAAGAATCAAAATTTGTTAAATTGGTTGCCATTACTTGAGTTCCTGAACTAGTACGGTGAAGTTAACAACATCAGAAGTCGCATGATCATTTGTCAGGGTTAATGTAATTCTGGCTTCTGTAGAAGCAGTGAAGTCAAATGCTGCTGTGAAACCATCAGCACCAGAAGTATTCAGAGATCCATATTCATTATGGAAGATGTCAGTACCATTATCTATAACTGAATATTCACAAAAAGATCTCTTTCCAGAACTGGATTGTGATACGACTGATACTTTACATCCTTTGGATGTTCCACTATTATATAAAATAGCGTTAGAAGATTCTAAACCACCTTTAATCAAAGCAAATGTTGTTGTCGCAATTTTAAAATCAGCTAGTTCAAATTCTTTTAGTTCTCCATCAAGAACCTTAACACCATTGAAAGATCCAGATCCAAATGTTGTGTTTAAGTAAACATCACCTTGATCATCTAATCTAAGAACAGGATCAGTATTTAATCCACTTGAAAGACCCAAATCAAGGTATTGTTTTGTGGTACTAATAAATGTTCTGTCAGCAGCACTGTTATCAATAGTAGTTGCGTTACTGTTTAATGTTAAAGTTGATGTGTCAAGAGCAAGACTTGTTCCACCACTAGTTGTGATAGTATCAATATTAGTAAAATCTAATACAGTTTCAGTTAACTGAATTGTATTGACGTTATTATTATAGAAGTATAGAATATTTTCATTTGCTGCAGGAGCAGTTTCTGGAATAATATAAGTATTGCCATCAACGTCTCTAACACCACCAAGTGAAGACCAGTTAGTACCACTATATCCTTCAAACTGTTGAATTGTAGTGTTGAAACGAATAGAACCAGCACCAGCAGGAGCTACAGATTTCTGATTATCATTACCAGCAGGAATTCTAAAGTGTGTTACAGAGTTTACAATTACTTGTTTACCTGCATTAGGTTCAATGATTAAATCCTGAACAGTTGTTGAAATTCTGTTGTCATGTAGTTTGAGTTCTTGACCAATAATTAAAGGACAATCTTTATTAGGTCCGATTCTTACTTCATCTACTTCATTAAAGATTAACTCAGAAACAGCTACTTGCGAGAAAGTAAGTTGTGCAGTGCCACTGTTAGCAGCACCTGATGTGTGAACTGGTTCTGTTCCTTGACCACCAGTTGTACCAGCACCTGTAACTTCATACAGATTGTTTCTATACTTAACATAGTTTCCGATTACAACTGGAGTGTTTTGTGTAAACACAGAGTAAGTTGGAAGACCTAACTTAGGAGAAGAAATAGTTTTGGTTGCAACAAACTGTAGTTCAGTTCCTGTTAACTTTAATGTGTTTTGACTATCGTTATAGAACCAAAGTGTATTATCATTAGCACCAGCAGTAAGTTCTGCTAGAATATAAGTGTTACCATCAATATCTCTTACACCACCAAGAGAAGACCAAGAACCAGTTGCTGCACTATATCCTTCATACTGACTATTATCTGTATTGAATCTAATTGCACCATTTTCAACAACTCCAGATCCAGGTCTTCCTGCAGTATCACCAACAGGAATGATTAGAGCAGAAAGAGCATCAACTTTTGCAATTTTTCCAGAAGCTGGTTGTAGAACTAAGTTATTTCCTGCAGTAGATGTAATTGTATTATCTGTTACAGTAATCTTGTCATTAACATTTAATGTTGCTAATGTTTTAAAATTACCAGAAGTTTGAACATCTCCTGAAGATGCTTCAACGTTGAATAAAGTTCCTACTTTTAAATTATCAGAATTGATAGTAGTATCATATCCAGTTGAATTGACAGCAAATGCAGCATTTGAATTAATCGTATTCAATGCAGCTACTGATCCAACAATTTGATCAGCATTTAATTGTGTTGCAACAGTTAGTGTATCAATTGCTCCAGTATCAACAGCAATTTCATTTGTTGTAATTTTTCTTTCGCTAATATCAATAGCAGCTGCAGATGTTGATAAAACATCTGTCAGAGTCATACTAAAACCAGTTCCAAAAGTTTTTGGGTTATTTGGATCAATAGTAAGTGATGGTTCATTGTTTTCACTGCCACCCATATCAGGATGCACTTCACAATAATAATATAGAGTTGGTGTGGTCTCTGTAACTAAGATTGATGAATATGATCCTTCATAACTAACACCCTCTGTATAAGCAAATCCAGTAAAATCTAAAGTTGCAGCTCCAGATGTACTAGGAACTTTTGTTAAGGTAATAGTCGTAGCATCTACAACTGATGCTACAAAGGTATCTGAATCAACAGTTCCTCCACTACCTCCGCCACCAGTTGACGTGACACTCATGCCTTGTAGAATGCCAGTTGTGCTTGTAAGAGTTACTGTAGTGCTAGCATCATTTAGGGTAGCTGTTAATCCAACAACTTTACTTGGAGTATGAATACCATCTGGAAATTGTGAAAATCTAAATGGGTGAGAACTCTGTGAAGCATTATTAAATCTATATGTGTTGCCAGCAAATAACGTTAAAGATGGATGATATACTGATCCAGATCCAGTATCAATAAAATATTTGTTACCACTATCAAGAGAATCAATTGGAGCTAGTGTGGCAGGAACTCCAACTTTTGCAACGGAATCATTTTCTGTAAAATTACCACCCGAAGCAACAACCAATAGAGTGATATTGCCACCAGAAGATAGGACTTCATAAACTTCTGCAGAAGCTCCATCTGCACTAACAGATTGTGCCTCAAATACAATGTTATCTGTTGGCGTTGTTCCACCAACATCTGCACCAGCAATAGTAAGAACATCACCTGCTGTATATGCAGCACCAGCAGTAGAAATGTCTACAGTAGAAACATCTCCACTAATTCCTCTGTTTACTGTAAATACTGCTCCAGATCCAGTTCCACCAGTTGCAGTTACATTACTATACGAATTATTTGATTCACCTGCAATAGTTGTTTGTGATGTAATCTGAGTATTCTCAATTGCTCCACCAGGAATATAAATCGAATCTCCTACTGATACAAAAGAAGTTGCAAGTGTTCCAGTAAATGAAAGTTTATCTACTGGAGTTACATCTACTGTATACGTAATTGGTTGAACCAGATTAAATGGAGATACAGTAAGAACATCACCACCAGCATAACCACTACCACCAGCACTTACAGATACATTTTCTACTGCTCCAACTTTACTGATAGTAAACGAGAATGGTGTCGTTGGAGTTCCATATGCTGGTTGAAAACTCAGAGTAGCAGATCCAGAAGTATCTGGTTGAGCAGACAACGTAATAGTAGTTCCACTTTTATTGAATACCGTTGGATTAGTACCACCACCAGGACCACCACTACCTACAAGAACACCAGCACCACCAGTTTGTGTTACAACAAACCCTGTTTCAATTTGATCTGCTTGTGCTTGTGTTACAGTAATATCTTGAGAGGTATTGTCTAAAGTAGTTGATACTCCAGTAATACCACCTGGAAGTCCTAATACATCACCAACAGCATACCCAGTTCCTTTGTCAACAAATTGGAAAGATTCAGTATCTATTGTGCCAGGACTATTACTAATTTCATAAACAAATCCTCCACCAGATCCTCCAAGATCTGCATTACTAGCTGAAAGAACGTCACCATTTCTATATCCAGATCCCTCGTCACTAATGGTAACTCCTTCTACCTCACCACCGTTTACATTACAAGAAAATGTTGCTCCCGATCCAGTACCGCCAGTAAATGGAACATCACTGTAAAGACCATCAGAGTATGAACTACCTTTGTTTGTAGTTGATCCTTCAATACCAAGAACTTGGAAAGTAATTGTTGCTCCAGTTCCAGTTCCACCAGAAACATTGACACTAGAGAATGATCCTGCAATATAATCTACACCAACGTTAGTGATTGTTCCTGTAAATGCCTCAACTGTAATATTAAGTGAACCACCAATACCAGATCCACCAATAACAGGAACATCACTAAAAGTTCCTCCATCGTAGTTTTGACCACTGTCAGTAATATTAATGAATGCTGATGATATTTCATTTTTAATGAAATTTACATCATTAAAGAATTCATTACTTTGATTACTAAATGTAGCAAGAAGTTTGGTATTAGAAATAATACCAATTGTTTTTGATCCTGCTCTGTATAGTCCTGTATCAACATCATTTGTGAAAGCTAGTGACGGAGTAGCCTTTGTACCGTCACCTAGTTTTAAAATACCAGTAGATAGATCGCTACCACCTTGAGCGATGCTAAAAATCTGATTACTGATCGTGTTAATCTTTTGCCTTTGATTCTCAAAGGTATCAGTTCTAGCTACTTGAATTGCTGGCATTTTTAATTAACTCTCTAAGTAAAGATTTGATCTCAGAAACTTCATTCTTCAACATATTTATGTCGTCCAACGCGGAACCTATCTGTTTTGACTTGCGTCTTGCAGATATAGCAGAATCGTCCAGATTAATGATGGCACCAGTGTTTTTGTCTCTTACGAGACCATCGTGCCCTTCAACTTTGATGTGGTCCATACGCGGAAATTAGAATGCTGCTACTGCTCTGATATCCTGAATTTTAGGAACGTATGATGGATCCACTCCTTTCATTACAATTTTGACTGCGAATGAAGAATATTCAGGTAGATTTTCTACACTATACTTAAGATCTTGATATGCAGATTGTCTTTCTACAATTCCAGAAATAGTATTTTCACTGGATGCAATTTCAAATACATCTGGTTCTCCTTTTTCGTTAAAGTAGATCCAATCGATGTCGTCAAAGTTTTCTTGACTAGATGCTCTCTTGTACTTGTAATACACTTCAATATTAGAAATGTCTTTAACATTTGCTAAGAGATGAACATCAATCGCAGTTGCTGGATTAGCAATAGCAACTTCTTTAGTTACATACTTGGCCGCGGCAGATCCATTCTTGGATGTATCTTCAGCAACAAAATCTAAACCATTGGTATAAGTTACTTTTCCAACCTCAAGATATGCATTTTCAATTTCTGGTTGGTTTGGATACTTAACAAAATCTCCTACACGGAAGATATCTGGTAGTTGATCTGCTGTAACAGCGTTTCTGTTATAGAAAACATTATCAGTAATCTTATCAGTAAAACTATTATTGATAGGATGAACATCAACCCTTAGAGTTAATTTCTGTGTTTTACTATTCCAAATAGTTGCCTTACCTGTAATAACATTGTCATATGTTTCCAACATGACATTTGGATTACGTGCTACAATTGTTGCAGCATCTTCAATAGTTGTTAGAACTTGTGAAGGAGTAGAATCAACTACTACGCTATTAAGAGATAATTGGTTTCCTAGAGTTACAGTTTCTCCTTTTTGGAAGAATTGTGATGTTTTAACTCTTACATAAACAGTATCACCGTCAACTCTTGCAATGGTTCCAGTAGTTTTAGTGGTTACACCTTTGATAGTTTGATTGTCTTGAATCTCAGTAGCACCTTGTCCTGCAAGTTTAAAAGCATAAACTGGATAGAACTCGATGATTTGATCTCTTCTACCAAATCTATCTTCCTGACCCATAGCATTTTCAATTCTATTACTTACTGTTTTAACAGTAGCAGTAGAAAGATCAACAATTGGACTCAAATGAGACACAGTAGATGATAGAGACATCTTATATCTTAAGGAATCTGACAAATTATTGAGTGTTTCATTAATGTCAGAAGCAACCATCTTCTGATTAGTAAAGTAATGTGGTTCATTCAAGAACGTTCTTTCATAATCATCTTGTGAATAAGAGGTATAATTAGTTGTTTTTGAATCTACTGGTACAACATTTGTAGTTTTGACTTCTGTTGATAAGGTAGTTCCTGTAAATGATAGATAAGAAACTTGTGGATATAGAGTTTCAAACTTTCTGTTGAAAGTAGCATAAACATTATCTCCACCACCAACACCATTTCCAGCAGCTTGTCCAGCAGAGGAAACTGTATATAAATCAATACCAGAGTTACTTACTTGGAATAATGTATTATTAAGGATACTCTCAGTAATACCTCCTGTCTCTCTAGCAGTTCTATAGAAAACATAGGATTTTCCAGTTGTCTCGAAACCATTATCTCTATGATGTACTTTCAAGATAGAGTTATTATTTTTGAACAACTTAGATGTTGAATTTGTGTTTGCACTAGCATTTGTTTCAAATGGGTTGTTGTTTAACAACTCATAACCTAAACTAGTATTCTTCAATAGTAGTTCTGCAGGTCTTGTAGTATTAAACTCAGCACGATACATAGTGAACTTAAGATCTTCAAAGATATCTTCAGTCCAACTTTCAGTATTTTGTGAACGATATACAGAACCTAGTGATGGTTGAGTTGTAATAACTGTGCTTGTAGCAATATCAGTTTCACCAAGTTTGGAAGACCATAGTTCATAATCAATAGAATCTGTCTCAACGACCAAAGCATATTCTGTATCATTCTGTAGATATACAGGGTAATCGAAGGTGAAACGAGTTGGTGTAGTAGATGGCGTAGCATCCCCTGAATCGACCGCTACACCCATTCTAACTGCTGGTGTGTCTATCTCAATAAAGGTTTGGATTTCGCACCCTCCAGCGCCATTACCGACGCCTTTGATGACAACTGAAGGTGCCTCTGTATATCCAAAACCAGCTAGTGAGATTTCAGCATTGTAAATTCTACCACCAGACACTTCAATACTTGCGGTAGCATTAGAACCACCAGGAAGTTGAGGACTTTCGATAGTTAAAATTGCACTATCATAGTTCAATCCAGTATTAGTAATTCTAATATCTGATAACTTACCGCTGTCTTTTGCAACAGCAAGAACAAAATCAGTACCATCAGTTGCATTAGCAAGAGTTACAGATGGAATAATTAGATCTTCATTCTGAACGAAAGATCTACCATTGTGGTTGCTAAGAACTACAGTGTAAACTTGCTCATTAGTTAGTGAATATTTGCCAGATGCAGTAGACACTAGTTCTACATTATTCTTATCAAAGATCTTAAGAATAGGACCAGAAGCAGCAGAAGATGCACCAGTTACGCTTTCTCCTTTATATACTGCCATGTTTCCACTAGCGAAACACTTAAGGATTGTATTTGGAGATAAAGTTTTCTCAGAACCAGGAATAATGTTCTTAGCAGGTTTCTCTGCATCAACATTAGTGATATATGTTTTGACTGGTACATTTGTACTCTTCTTGTTAAAGTACAGATCAACACCAGTGATGAAACAACCACCCTCTAGATTTTCAACCTTAAATGTTTGAGCTAGTGGATTAGGTCTTACTGGATTATCAGTATTACTCTCAATCAACTGTACACCTTCATTTGATTTGAAGATGGATGGTTTTGTAGATACAATGCTTGGTGGATTTTCTGGTAAAATACCAGTAGCATAATACTTAACTTCAGTGTAAGTATCTACACCTGTTTTTTCTGAATTAGTTGGACTAGAAGTAAATCTGAATGTCAGTGTACCTGCGGTAAAGTTCAACTCTTCTGCAGATGTATCATATGGTACAGTATTTACATCTCCGCCCCATGTTGCATTTTCTAGTGGTGGTAAACCAGCAGGTAGAACAATTAGTCCACTTGCATAACCATATTCATCTGTAGTAATAGTTCCATTGAAAGCAGATAGAGAGTTACCAGCAATACCAGTATATCTAAGGTCAGGATTTACCCAGCGAGAAATATCTCTTCCTTCAAGGAAAACATAAACTTTAGTATTTGGTTTCATTCTGCCAATATTAAATTTGACAGGAACACTTCTAGCAAAGAATGATAGAGATGTTGCTACGATACTATCGCCAACACTCTTTGTCTGTAAACCTTTACCAACTTCATTGTTCTGTGGACTAATGTTTGAAGAACTTCCTACAGATGCAGAAGATACAGTAGTATTTGCAGAACGACTATTTACTTCTCCAAGAGAATTGATAGATGTAAACGAACTAGATGCACCAACCCAGTTAACAACAAAAGAGTTGTGTAAACTAGATAAACTTTCTTTAACATCTTCTTTTGCTAAGAAGATATTGAATAGATCAGTGTTAGTATCTACAACTACAGGTTCAACACTTTGATCATACCATTGATCAATTGAAGGTGAAAGTTCACTATCACCAACGTATTGAAGTACAACAAATGGATTTGGATTTACTTTAGAAGAAGCAAAATTATTTCCTAGTAGAGAAAGATTCTTATATGGTAACGTTACCATACTACCAGTTTTCTGATATCCAGAAACAGTTCTTTGATCTTCTCTGATATTTACTTCTGTTAGAGAAATAGAATCTTCTTTTGATTGTGGTCTTAATACAGATTGCTGTGAATCAATAGCACATCTGTAATCTAGAGATTTGAGATTACCTACTTTATGTGCTTCAAAATTATCAACAAAGAATCCAGATTTAAATCTGTCTAGACCAATCTCATCTTTGACTTGCATGTTTAGAGCTTGCTGCTCTAGGATGCTAAGTGTGGTATAATACTCAAGACGTTCAATACGCTTCTCTAGTTTACCGATGTCACGCATTGTGTAACGACGGTTATCAACTGGAGTAATTCTTACATCTTTACTTGTGGTAGTAAATGCTGGAACGTAAGCATAGAATAGAGGTACAGCATCCTCAATAGGATCTGGTTTGGATGGATTGAGTGAAGAGTTACCTTCTTTGACGATGAAGTTTCCTCTCTTGTCTAGGAAGATACCATCAATACGATCTAGATATTGCTTCTGACTAAAGGAGAATGTAAACTCTAGATTTCTATCTGGTGCAGGTGTACTAGTAATAACTGCACCAGCACTAGCAAAGGATCCTTCTGTAACTTCCAATGATGATGTATCAAGGAAACCAGGAATAATTGCTTTACTATCTACCTTTGGTCTGAAGTCAATAACATTTTTGAGTTCTGTAATACCTAGAACAGAAGAGTCGAAAGATGGAATCTCATCTTCTGGAATTCCTGCTTCATGTAGATAACTATCAATAGTACAGAAGTCACCCTGAGAATGCTCAAAGTAATCGAAAGCAATAACAAGTTGACCTGTAGTTGCTTCAAATCCAGGTTTTAGAACAATACGAGAAACATCATAGATTGTATCTCTCTGTCCACTATCAAATGAATATCTGCTAGTTACATCAGTACCAGAAATTAGGTTTCCAGCAGTATCAATCTGTGGTGGTTGAGATGAAGTTCCTTCGTAAACATACTTGAGTTTAAATGCATCAGAGTATGATAGAATTTCTACAACCTCTGTATCATAATCTGTTCCTCTTAGAGGTACAACACGGTCACCAGCAGATGTAACTGTAATTCTCTTATTTCTAACTACAGTTTTTAATCTTGGTTTTGCGTTAGATACTTCTAGAGTTGCAGTCAACTTAAGTTTAGGGAACGTTCCATTGCTAGGAATAGTTCCAAAATATGTTGATGGTAACTGTAAACTAATACTACCAGAAGTAAGACCACTAGCTGTATCAGTAGAAGAAGTAACTTCAACAGCATCTTCTGCAATATAAACGATGTCACCCTTCACAATGTCAGGTGCATCACCAGGATCAAGAACAGTGACAATATAATTTTCTTCGCTGAATCTTGCAAATCTCTGTGTACCAAATGGCAACTGTGCTGCAAACGTAATAATACCACCACCACTAGATGCTGTAGTTACAAAATCTCTACGGAAGTAATACTTGATCTTAGTATCATCGTTTCCTGCAGAAATTCTAGAAACTTGCTTACTTCCAGTTGGGTATAGCAGTGTGCCACTTGTAGAATTGGATACCTTAGGACGCAATCTTACAATACTTGCATTTGTAACTGCTCCTGGTAAAGCGGTATCTAGATAGATTCTTGACTTATATGCACCTTCCTGTTTTGTACCATATTGTACAATAGAACGAACTAAGTTGTTGTCATCATCAGAGAACTGAACTAAGTCGCCCTGCTGGATAGATTGAGATGCATCAGCACTGAAACTTGTGGATTCTAAGAATACAGATCCTTTTGATCCAAAGAAGGTGTAATCTGTTACGGTTTTAATTTCAGAATACTTCTGACTATCAACTACAACATCAGCAGTAAATTTATTTTCTTTGCCTGCACCAAAACTACAACCAATGGATTTAACATTCTGTGGAGTATATGTAGTTACTGTATCTCTAAACAGAACTGGTACAATACTTGCACCAGCATTTGGAGCTCCAGCAGCATCTGGATTCTTTGCAGTAACTGCAGGTGGTTGTGCATACTCAATGTTAACAGCAGATCTGTTAGCTACGGATGCTTTATAAATTTTACCATCTGGAGTTTTCTCGATATTAATCTTAGACGAATCGTACTCAAGACCATTAATTAGTAGAGATACACCATCTGCATACCCCAGTCCTCTATTTGCAACAATAAAGTGAGAGATAGTATTCTCTCTAGCAATTCTTACAGTATTTCCATCTTCATCTCTGATTGTTTCACCAGATAAGAATCTACCAGATAATGTTTTAACAAATAGGAGGTTACTAGTAGTATAGACACCTGCAGGTGTTCCTTCTACAACACCATATGCTCCACTTTCAACACCAAAAACATACTTACCTGCATCATATCCAGCAGGAATACTTTCTAAAACAATTTTGGTAAAGAACTGTGGATCAAAATAAGAGAATCCAAACGTTGCATTGTATGCAGCAGTTCCTGCAGCTAATCTTCCCCTAGAAAGAATGATGTCTGAATCAGAGTTAAAACCTGAACCTCTGTCTTGTAGTACAAAGTTACTAGGTTTTACTTTACCAATGACAGGAGTAATTGTTGGTGAATAGTCAACAATAAATCCAAATTCATTACTATCAGTTGCAGCTTCTGCTTCTGTTAAGAAAATCTTTCTTAAGTATGCAGGATCAGATAGATCATACTCAAGCAACAATAGTTCTAGTTCATCTTTACGACCAGTTACCGTCAATTCCAAATACTGAACTGACTCAGAAGAGTTGACTAGAGGTTTTGGTGTTGTTGAGAATGCTAGTGTTTTGAAAGATCCAATAGATGTTGGAGATCCTAAATCACTTCTTGTTTTAATATAGTATAGAGTTCCAAATGTAGTTTGGAACGTAGCATCAGATACAGAACCAATAAGTTGAGATGTACTTGTAACTTGTAGAGCGATAGTTTTAACACCATCGGTAGGATCAAAAGAAAGACCTCTTCTATTGACGGTTTGCTTATGATCTGAAGTTAATTCAGTATCATTTAAACCAATAGAACCATCATTGAATGTAGAATATAAGAATACATCAGGATATGCAGTTAGGTCAGATCCTTCCTTGTTTAAAGGAACACTGCCATATACATTAGTAATACTGTAAGATGGTAAACCTTTAGTTTTGAGAGTTACATTATCAGAAGATAAACTTTCTCTCGCTTTATTGATATCTAGATACTTAGTTTCTTTTGTGACAATTTCATATCCTTTGATATATGCTTTACCAGGACCAATACTAGCAACCATTTTTCTGGATGCTTCATCAGCAGTTAGATTGTTGTAAAGACCAAAGTCATCTGCACCATAGAAACCTCTGTTTCCATCTTTTTGTGCCCACTCCCTAACATCAATATCAAATGTATCTACAACATAATCACCTGATTCGTCAAAAGTTCTACGTGCTAGAGTTTGCTCAATAACACTAAAATCTGTAGAAGATACTTTACTCTTTACTTCTCCCTTGGAGATAGTTAGTAATTGAATGAAGTTTTTATCTGTAATTGCATTTAGAGCAAATTCTTTCAAACTCAAAGAAATCTTGAGTCGATGCGCTCCAGGTGCAGTATAGTTAGAAGAACCAATTGCATTATCATATAGAGATACATCTTCTTCTGGAGATACAATCTCTTCTTTAATAGTGAAACCAACTTTTGCTGATGGTTTGTTGTAATATTCTTCAATGACCAATAGTTCTTGATCACAACGAACAAAGTAACCATTGACAAAGTAAATACCTTCTTCTACCTTAACGGCAGAACCAAATCCCATTGCAGGACTTTCTAAAGAAGTAGTTTCGTCAGTATCTGGATTTGTTACTTGAATGCTTGTAGGTAGAACACTACCGTCAGTACCAACAACTAGAAGCGGTGTGTTGACACCATCAACAACTTCTAATGTTTCACCTTGACGGAATGTAGGTTCTGTATTAGAACTACCACTGTTAATATAATTTACATATAGTGTGTCTGAAGTAGATTCTGTTGCTAGTTTAGTAGCAAGAATTGTTGCTGTAACTCCAGAAGTTAGACCAGTCAACTGTTGACCGACTAATTGTGAGATATCATACTTTTTGTAAACAATATCATTTCCTTCGTTGACAGCAACTTCAGAAACAGATGATAGTTTAACGTAATCTAATTTTGTGTTAAGACCAACCTCACCAGGAATTACTAGTTCACCTTGCTTAAAGGCATACTTACCAAAACTCTCAACCTGATTCTGAAGAATCGATTGTAGTTGTGTTAATTCTCTACCTTGAATAGAGTAACCAGGACGGAAAAGAATTTTATAGAAATTCTTATTCGCATCAAAGTCCTCATAGTAAGGGCTTACATTAAGGTTTGTCTTCTGTGGCATCGTTTTCCGCCAAATACTAGCATTCTTTGTCCTTAGTATTTATAGAGATAAAAAAAATCCCCCGAGTTATCTCAGGGGATTCGTGGTTATTTATTTGTGATCAGAACTCGATGACTAGTTTGATGTCTTCAATCTGGTCAGGAGCACGAGTAATTAGTCGTCTGTTTTCAACATAGATGACACTACCAGAATTATTTTCAATTTCTGGATTAGCAAGACCATTTGCGAAAGTGGCACCTAGTAATGGAGATCCAGCAGTGGTGTAAGTAGTATCGACGTTACCAGAAGCAGTAGAAGTTTCACCAGTAACAGCGTTAGAACCGTTGCTTTCAAATCCTCTTACAACACCAGAATCAGTGTGTGCATCATTAGTTTGGATGTACTTAAGAACACCAGCGGTTGTAGAACCAGTATCTAGTGTCCAAGAAACAACCGTACCATATGCAGTACCACCAGTTACAGTTTGTTGGATTTTCTCGTCAACAGAGAAGTCAGCAGTAGCACCAGTGATCTTCAATGCTCTTAGACCAGAACGAGTGTCATTAGTTGCAAACGTTGTTGTTCCAAAGTCATATGGATCAGCAATGATACCAATACGACGGAAGTCGTTATCAACAGGGAAGTCACCAGCACCTTCAGCGTAGGTTAGACGAATGTTCGTCATAACACGCTTACCATTGAGTTCTACCTCATGATCGGCACCATGACCACCTGCAGGAGGAAGTACAATTTCGATAGCACCAACAGCAGAACCACCAGTTGTAACTGCACTGCTTAAACCAGCATTAGAGAAGAGGTTACCGTTGCCAAGGAGAACATTAGCATAGGTGTAACCCGATCCACGAGTTTCGATGCTTGCAGATGTAATAGTACCAGCACCGTTTGTTACGAATTCAACAACACCACCTGTTCCATCACCCTTGATAGATGTGTATAGTGTTTGTGATGCAGGAAGACCACTACCAGCGTTTTCGATCAAAGCAACGTCACAAGCACCATCAGTAGCAAGAGCTACAGTTGCTTGTCTAGAAGCATTAGAAGGAAGAACGATTGGCATGAAGTCAGAAGAAAGGAACTTCAGTACATCATCAGTTGGGATGGTGTACATATACTTCCAAATGTAACCAGCACCAGTTGTCTCAGTGTAGAGACCAGTAGCAGAAGCATAGTTAGCACCGCCTGTGCTTGGTTCTTCAGTTGCGTTCTGTCCAGTGCTGTTAGAAGGGTTCTCGCCATTATAGAGGCACTTGAATACTTCATACTGGGAGTTCATTACATAGAACTTAGCATCAGAAATACTATTAGCACCTGTTGCTGTTTGCTTACCAATTTGACCACCGCCACCAGGAGTAGCAGAATAGTCAGGCTTCCACATGTCAAACTTAGGATTAGCAACTAGATCCCAGTTGTAACGGCGAACAACAGTACGTGCAAATGCGTCAGTAATACGCTTGGCAGCAATCAACTCGTCGTATAGTGCTCTCTTTTCTCTCTGATTGTCAAGAGGAAGTGGTGGAACGTCTTCTGTAGCGTAGCGATATACGCCAGATACTGCTTCGGCACCAGTGTCGGATCCGCCAGCACCACCAGTTCTACCCTTTAGAGTAGAGTTAATAGTAGGAGCAGAGTTAACGCCAGCACTGCCAAAAACGTCGGTCAAAAGAAGGGCACTATCATAAACTGCAGAAACTGTGGCGCGGAAAGTGGTGGAACCATATGTTCCAACGTAGACTTCATTGCCTACAGCAAACGCCGTCGCATTTTTCGAGTGGATTTCTAGATATGCTTTCCAGGGTTGTGGGCGTCCCACAAAGAAATACATTCTAGAGCGTTCCGCACTGGTATCGTTGGGACCTTCCGTTAACGATTCCAGGAATTGTTTAGCATTAAAGATTCTAAACTTATCAGAGATGATAGCAGCCATTGGTTTTCTGTTCCGACGTAGTGTTTGTGCCTGAGTTATTTATATTTATACCGTATTTATTAATTTGTGAACGGAACTAACTCGTCTCCGTTCGCAATTGAGTTTGGACCACTAACCAAAGTGCATCCAGTAAATGATACTGATGTTTTGCCAGTGTACTGAATAACAGTTCCACCACTGGTAAACAACTGTCCTTCATCAGGGAAGTAAGTAGTATCCTGAACAATAATAATTCCACCAATTGTTCCTGCAGAAGAACTAATTGCAACTGGATTCTGAATTGATGGTGGCATCATAATAAATTTCTCTCCAGATAGTGTATAACTGGAGTCACCACGCTCTTCAAAATCTTTGATTGTTAAAGCGCCAAAGTACAAATCAAGTTCCCCAAGTGACAATCCAGACACACCAGCGGCACCATCATCAAAAATACCTTCAAAGTGACCGATAGTATGTCCTACATTGGTTTTGGTATAATTTCCAATGTATTGTTCTGTCCTTCCAAAGATAGAGTTCACAATAAGAACTTCAGTTGAGTTTCTTCTAGCAACATGATAACCATCGTTAATCTCAATAAGATCAACTTCACCATCATGCCCACCAGTTGTGTTGCCATCTCTAATAGCAACTGGATCTGCCAAGAATACTTCTTCTTGATATCCATCAACAACACCACCTGGTGGTGGAATTACAACAACTTCAGTTGCTGCTCTGGTGATTGCTAATTCATCAGAAGCACCAACCTGTCTTTGTGTTTTTCTTTCAAATCCACCTGCAGTTGCAGATGCACTAACCATTTTAACATCACTTTCAGATTGTACCTGAACAAGACCAACAGGAGCAACAGATACAAATTCTGGAATCTGTCTTAAGAAAGTACCAGCAACCCAATTTTGCTCAATAGTTCCTCTTCTTGCTCTAATGACGTTTAGGAATCTGTCAGAAAGTTTTCTGGCATAACTTACAACTTCATCACCAACTAAGAGGAGACCTGTCTCATAGAACTTGAATGTGTCAGGAATATAAGCGATACTATCACCAATATTAAAGTCAACATCAAGATATGCACCATTCTCAAAGTAGTTGACGTTAGACAACGCATCATTAGGAATTACATTCTCAATAGTGGTTGTGATTGCCTTACTTACAGTAGTAATTGAATTGACAATAACAATATCTTGAATTTCTGCAGAGACAACAGATACAGAATCCTGTAATCTTAGTACACCACCAATTCCTTCAATTTCAACAGGTTCTGGTTCAATGTATACAATCTGAGCAGCACCAGGTTGCTCAGAATCAACTGGCATATCAGATCCACCACCAACTACGTTAGGTGCTCCTGTTTGAATTTCTGCTTCAATCTTACGAGAAATGTCTGCAGGACTTGAAAGATCAACAGAAGAGAAAGAGAATGCATCAACCAATCTATTGCCAAGAATATCAATGGTAGAGGTTATACTGATTCCAGCGTTCTCCACGACTGGATTCATACTTACATTGATGATTGATACACCAATGTCTCTTTCTTTGAGAATATCAAACTGCCTAGTTGTAATAACTTTAGGTGCAGTAGTATATCCAGAACCACCATCGATTAGATCAACACTGATTACTTGACCTTTGCTTACTAAAACATTTGCTTTAGCACCACCACCATTACCATCTAAAGTTTCAAACTTAAGAACAGGTGGTGTAAAATACTGATATGCAGTAGGTTGTGTAATAGGATCATAACTACGTTGGTTCCATGTTAGTTTGGTAACAGATCCATTCTCAATAGTAGCAACTACAGATAGACCCTCACCTCTTGAAACCCCAGTATATCTTTCAATTGATACTGTACCAAAAATATCATCGGTAGTTTGCTCTCCATCTCTACCATCTTTACTGGTAGCTTCATCAGGCAACTGTTTGATATTTCTAAATCCTTCTTCACCATCTACACGAATTTTATCTCCATTAGACAGATATACAAAAGGTTGTTTGTATGTTTTTCCGAAGAAAGTTCCATACCAAATAGCATTATCATCTCTAAGAAGTTTTCTATTATATTCGTCTTTTTTGAATGTAATATTAACATTAGAAATACTACTGTCAGCAAATGTAAAGGTTCTATTGTACTTACCTTTTACAGCAAACACATAGTCCAAACCAGCGATGGTATAAGGGTTTTGACACTTGAGATTGAATGATGCAAACCCAGCATTTTTTACTGGATTTGAAATTTCACCAATTGTGTTGTATGTTCCATCAGGTTTTACTTGCCATACATGAACAGCAGACCCAATAGAATCTCCCATCCAGTTAAACTTAAAGTATTCCTCAATATCTACTTGATCAGCATTAAATGAGAATTGTCCTTGTGCAAAATACGTGTCTGGAGCATAGTCATAGATGTTCAATACTTGTCCAACATCTCTACCATAAAGATATCTGATGTCAATCTTCATTTCCTTTTGAATAGGAACATTGAAAGTAATGTTAGGACCAGATACAGTATAGGAGTATCCTTCTCTCTGTAGGACTCCATCTAAGAATACGTATAGAGCATCTTCTGCTTCAATACTTTGTACTGTGTAATCTTCTACATCTAAAATTAAGAAAGGACCATTCCTTACACCATTAACTAGATTATAATCAATAGTAAGTCGTTTGTAGTTACCAACTCCAATACCAACTACTTTTTCAACTGCTGTTGGTTCACCAATAGTTTTTGCACCAATGTCTTGATCCCAAATAGGAGCAACATCGAATTTAATTAAGTTAGGAATTACAGTTCTATCAATAAAATATGCATCGTCTAGTGGATAACCCTCGGTATACTTAGGTCTCTGTAAAACAGCATTTAGAGTCAAGAATAAATCTTCATCCTCTTCTGTGTTTACAACAGTATTATCATCCCAATACAATTCAAACTCTTTAGTTTCACCATCAACATAATCTGGAAGTGTTCTTGTTACAGATTCTTCTTTAAGAACATCATCCAAATTAGTATATAAAGAATCCATTGCAGAAATTACTGTACTGCATTCCTGTTGTGGAATCGCTGGATCCATCAAAATATTGTAATTTGAATATGTTACAGTAGGAGTCCAGTTACCTGGTTTATTAGGATTTTGTTTTGTTATCTCTACAAGTCCTTTTCCTTCAGTAAGAATAGTATCAATAATACTATGGAATGTATTCAAAGCACTTTCAACTTCAGCACATGCAGGAGAAGCAGAATCAACTAGAACATTAGGATCTGTTACAGCTCCTTGGTTCTTCATTGCTGCAATCATAAGATTTTTTGCATAAGCAAATGTCGCAACTGTTTCTGTTAATTGACCAGAAATGTAATATAGTTCTTCACCATATGGATATTCATTGTTTCTATAGTATAGTTGTGCAGCATTAACAACTTTTTCATTACCACCAAACTTGAGGTGATAAACATAAGCGTCTAAGATAAGACCAATGTCTCTATAACATTTTGTCT